GAATCATTTTCTACAACAAGTATTTTGTCTTCGTCGGTATATTCTTTTTTACCACCAAGAATGTTTTTTAAGTCATCGGTTGATGGACCAACTTTATCCATTGCTTCAATGCGCTTAACTTCATCGGCTGTGTAACCTCTAGCCCAGTTACCGTGTTCGGACTGGTCATGTTCACCATGTTTTAATACGGGCTTTAACCCATAATCAAAATAAATTACTTTGAAGGTTTTGCTAACTTCGCCCAAATCTCTTTGGCGTAAGCGTCTATCTGCTCGTCTGTCATGTTCGACAAATCGGGCAGTTGTACTGCCTCGAGTTTTTTCGATGCCACCTGTTCCTCCTGTTTCTATTTCTTTGAAGTTTGCTACATCCCAAATTGAGATTTGGTCGCGTTCACGACCCCGAGAGATAGCCTCTCCCTCGTCCTTAATGTTTTCTGATACATCAAGGTAGACCTGTCCATCGTTCGTATTATGCCATAACCCTAGGTAGTTATTCGAATTATTAAACTCAGATTTATGTCGCTTCATGTAGGAAGAAAGAATCTCGGCGCCCTTAGCCTCATCAAAAAACTCGTCAGCCTTGACTATTGCCGCAAACTTCTTGCCCTTGGCAACCATGAACCCCTTAGTAGGCTCAGAACCGTCCTTGAGGCTTACTGAGAGACCGCCATTCTCTTTGACCCTCTCAAGGGTCGAGCGGACAATCTCAGGGGCTACTTGGATTCCCTGCGACCATGAGCCATGGCTCGATTGGTCATGGTCGCCATGTTTTTCCATTTTTTCAAAAAACTCTTCAACTGTTCCATCATTAAGAAGGTATTCGATATAAGCCTTTTGTTCTTTGGCGGAAAAGTCACGAATCAATCGAGCATATTGTTGAGATTTAAGTGCTGAACTCATTGGTCCTCCACCGCTTGAACTGCAACTGTAAGCATTGACCTATCTAAAATAACATAAATTCCTGATTTATTTGATTGAACTGCACTAGCCTCATAGTATTGATAACCTTTTGCCGCAAGCGCCCGACCAATATCATTTTTGTGGTTTCGGCTTCCCCCATAATGTAGTTCTTTCATGGTTTCTTTTACAACTTCTGTTGTAGGTTTTTTTGCCGAATAAGGAATTGCAAAAGCCATTGTTTTACCATTCCCTAATTTTCCATTTTCTTTTTCAACTACATTTGCATAACTGACTGCTTCTTCAAGATTTGTTGCCGCGTAGGTTCCATTTCCAAAAGAACCCCACCCTGCATGATAATCTCCCTCACGAAAATCTTTAAGAGCCTGTTCAGCAGAATAAGTAATATCGGCATCTGTGTAGTCTGCTTCGTAGTCATGTTGAACGGTTGAATAATTACTTATTCCTCTATAAGCAATAAAAGAATTATTTTTTTTAGCAAATTCTTGTAATTCTTTTATAGTTTCAACCGTTTTTGGTTTGCCAGTAAAACCTTGATATTCAGCGATAATTTCTAAAGCGTTATCGGCATAACCCCTACCAGCACTTATATCTTTTCTATCCATTTCATCAATTTTTTCTATTACTTCTTTTTTAGGCAAGAAATTTTTATCATAAAATAATTCAGTCATTTGATTAGTAATATCAACTCCAGCGCCTCCAGTAGCCCATGCACCGTGGCTTGATTGGTCATGGTCGCCGTGTTTTAGAACTGGCTTATATCCAAGAGGAAATGCGATTGTGATACTCATGAGCGTCTCTCAGGTGGAATGATTACCATGGTGCAACGGCAATTAGGGTGGACTCTGCCTGGAGTTTCATCACCGCTAGAAAATGTTCCGTCCCAAGGAACTATCTCGCCATCTAATTCAGAACAAATATCGCAGGTGCGTTCATCTTGAGCAATAATCCACATTTTCTGTGATTCAACATCTACATAGCCTTGTTCCGCCGCTTGGTTCCATCCTTCTTGGCGTCCCTCATTTTGGGCAATCTGAATCTCTGTACGAGCAATCATTGTTGCTCTCTTACTCTTAAGAGAATCTGAATAGCGGGTAGAGCGTTCGATTGCTTTAGCGCGAGCAGTTGCTTCTTTCATTCCGCTTTTAACTAATCGGGCATACTCTTTTTTTTCAAAGTTAGTTACTGCATCGGCGTATCTTGGATGTAGTCCTACAACACTTTTAATTCTTCGCGCTGTTGCTCTGTAATCCAATCCCTCATTAAAAGCGTCAATAATTGCTTTGCGAACTGAGAGACGGGTCAAAGCATCAATCGAGGTTACAAGTTCTCCAGCACGGCGTTGAGCAAAGGCTAAAGAGTTTGGGTTTGTTTTATTAAATGACATATTGAATTCAACTTTAGGTGGTTTTGATTGCGCCCATCTAGGAATTTTTGTGAACTCAAGGTTAGCCATTGCTTGCCGATTATCAATCTTAACTTTAGAAGGTGTAAAGGCTGGCATGGATAATTTAGGAGCAATTTTTTGAATTTGTTTGATGGCATCTTTGCCACCAATGTCAATTGAATTTAGAAGCGAATCTCTAATGCTTTTTTGATTAGCAACAGTTATGCCCGATAATAAACGCTCTAAAGTTTCAGGGTTCATATTGCGGAGCAAGGACTCAAGTTGTTTCATTGAGATTTTATCCGTGGCTCGCTGAATTGATTGATACAAAGTCCGAGCAAGTTCTTGTTCTTGGGGTGTTAGCGGAATTCGCTTCTCACGCGCCTTAGCAAAATGAATTGCCATCTCTAACCAACTTCAGGGAGTTTCGGAGCCTCAGTTTGTGTAGGTGCGGGAGGTAATGCTTCTTCACCAGCGCCATCAGATTCTTCAGGCATAGGAGGAACTCCAGCACTTTCAGGCATAGGAGGCATACCAAAATTCTGTCCATCATGTTCGGCAGGTGGTAATCCAGCCAAGTCGCGTAGATATTCTTCCAACTTAGGGTCAGGAACTATTGCACCTGTTTGTACCAAGTTACCGACGAATCCAGCAATCTCATTCAAATCAACATGGCTTACTTCACCGTATGTTAGATAAGGAGCGCGAGCAACATCCATACCGTTTAATTTTAGTAAACGAGGAATCGCATGTTGGTTAATTACTTCAGCAATGTTTTTAGCAATTGAATCAACTGACATTGACCACAAATCCATCTTGGAAGTTCCAAGAGCATAGGAGCCAACTCGGTCAGAGCCAAGAAGAATAAAGTCAGAAAGGATTGACATTGCAATTCTTTGGTCATAGCGCTGGATAACTTTGTCTGTATCAAACTGACGGGAACCGCCTGAAGATAAAAGAACTAAATCAAATACTTTGTGTCCTTGGTCGTCATACATAGAGGGCATAACAATTCCCTCTTGCTCATTACGCTTGATAGATGTAACGATGTTTTGAATTGATGCTAATACTGAGGCTTGCTCGGCTGTTGCTGTTGATGAAAGAAATTCAGGTGGTACATAAGCAACTGGCAAACCAGCCAAGTCACGCTCAATACCGATTGCTTCAATTTCCTCAATACGGCGCTTGAAATACCATGAGCGATAAGCGTTACGAAGAATGGAGCGACCTTCAGGGTTATTCTTTTGTGAACTGGTACGGAATAGCAAAGCCTTCTCAATTGGAATTGTATGGATACCGCCCGCTGACGGGTCCACTTGAACCATCGCTTGAATACCGCCATCTTCATCCATTTCCCAACGGAATAAAGTTTCTTGGGCGCGAATAGGCATCTTGCGCCAACCGATACGACCATCATTAAATTTAGATTTACGCTGTGGGTTTTTATTGTCACCTTCACGGATTTTGTAAACAATCTCATGATATGAAAAACCAAAGACAAGCATTGAAAGTATTTGAGATAGAGCAGAGTCCCAAGACTCACTCATGTCATGTAAACAAGATTCTACAAAAACTGCTACTTCTTTATCTTCCTTAGAAATATCTCCGTCTTGAGAATCATCTGAGAAAGGGTCTACACGCCATTCGAGACGAGTAATAACTTTTTCAATTGCATACAACATTGAACCAATAGTCGGGTCGTTGTCCGCCATCTCACGATAGATTCTTGCTCCGCGTTGTCCACGCAGATTAACTAAAAATTCTTCAAAAACAGTACCGCCTGAACGACGCAGACCAGTAGAGCCAAACTCTTGTAAATCAGGCGTTATATTCTCAGCCATTTAACCCTCTGCCTCTTTGGTTGCTAATCCTACGACAATTGCAATTGCCTGTTCTTGATTAAACCCCGCACTTACCAACTCTGAAAATAATTCGTGAGTCTGAATAGCGAAAGCACCTAAAACAGACACGACGCCTTCAGTATTGGGTGAAAGGTTATCGTACACCCGTAGATTATACCGTTAAGCGAATTTAGCCTTTTTATTCTCCGTCTAGGACAAATTCAAAAGAGTTAATTCTTTTGTTAGTTATTCCTAAAGCAGACTTCAAAGCCAAATCTCTATCGCCGACTTGAGCAAAAAGACGATTTTCTAATTCGCCACCGATTGCATCGAAGCGTCGAAAGTAGATGTTGTAAGGCAAAGCATCCTGTTGGATGTTTAATTCAATCTCAACATACTCTTTTAGAGCAATCTCTTGAGATACAAATGGTTTGCCATTCGAATCAACAACAACTTTTGAACCTGCTAATT